GATAATCCTTCTTACTCGAAGGTGGAGTCGGGTTCGAGTGCGATGTAGTAAGTGAGGTCATGATTCTTGCTAGTGAAACGGGACAGAAGTTTTTGAGACACAACAACTTCGTAAGTTCCAGGAAGAATCTTGATATTTTCAACTTTGAAGTTGAATGAAAACTCTTTATCAGTCTCACCAACCACAACAGAGAAGTCATTAGAGGTGTCGTTTTTCTTGTCACGAACAACCAATTTGACCACACCTGCTTCACCAACAGCAGAGATATCAGGAAGTTGATAGACTGCTGCTGCTTTAAGAAGTTTATCAAGTTGCTCCGTACTTACTTCAAAGCAAACATCTTCAGTAGGAAGATTGATTGCTTTTTCAGGGGGAGTAACAATTACATTAGGATCTGCGAAGAAGTATTTGGAACGAGACTTACCTTCTCGAATAACAACATATCCATCATTAGCAAAATCAAGTTCAGGACTAGAATGAAGACTCAGACCATTAAGAAACTGGTTGAGATCATAAATTCCAAAGTCTTTTGCAAATTCTTCATTAACAGTTGCCTCTGCAAGGATATTTTTCATCACACTAATGGTGCGAAGTTTATTACCCTCTTTAAATAAAATTGACTGATTGATAGAAGAGAAGTTCTTAAGGACGGAGATAGTTTTATCAGACAGTTTCATAATATTAGATGGTTTCAGTTTCATTGAGGGTAGGTTTCACGTTGTGCATTCTTGTCGTTAAAATGCATCAGAAGCACAGCATAGTGCAAAATCTTCATAATGTCACGACGAGCAGTGCCTTTCTTATCATATCGAGAGGCATACTTAAGAATATTACTGCGACAGAAAGATTCACCATCGCCACATGCTTCAATCAAATCCAAAGTTTGAATCTTATCATCACCAGCAGAATAATGCTGATTGTACGTACCAGTAATATAATCTTGTAGTTCTTTGAGAATTACATCCTCACTATATTTGTATTTGCTTTGTGTGTTCTTTTCTTCCATAGTTAAGTTAAAGGAAACAGAATCTTCACCACCAAGGGAAAGATAATCCATCGGAACTGGTTGTGCGGCACCAAAAGTAGTGCTACTGAAATTAATGGTGTCAGGACTGTCAGCACCAGGGTTACCAATCAAACTGAATCCGTCTTCATACCAATAGTCTTGATTAGACATGTTCATTTCATCAAATAAGAGGGACCATGAGTTAGTCATATTATATCAGGATACAATATCCTCGTCAACAGGCATCACAAAGTCAACATCAACCTTGTCATACAGTTCCAGGAATGCCTGCTTGGTTTCATCATCGAAACGATTAACACAAACTTGAATTGCTTTTGCCTTATCATTGAAGATGCTATATGCCTTCACAATGTGAACCAGGCGACGGGTGCTGATGATTTCTTCAATACCACCATCATAGAAAGTCTTGCGGATGATATCTGCCCAGTCAGCAAGACGCTTGCAGAACTCTTCATCTTTGCAAATTTTACTAAGGATCTTCTGTTCAACACCGGTAGAAGGATACTCCTGCTCAAAGGTTACAGGGAATCGTTCCAGGAATGCTTCATTAAGCACGTTAGTTCCAATAAATCGCCCGTCCTCGGATCCTTTACCTTTAGTGTTTGCCGTAGCAAATACTTGGAATCCATCGGCGGGGGTAATGAACTTTCCGATTTTCTTAAGAAAAACTCCTTTGCCCTCA